ACTCTTGACCAGAATCCGCAGCGCCAGGCGCTCTAGCAGGTTCAGCCCAGGCAGGTACATCATGCGCCCAGTTTGGCTATGAGCCGATCTAAATACCAGCGGCACTTTTGGGCATTTTCTAAAGGGTCGCCTTTAAGCCACAACCTGAGCAGGTATTTGATCGCGTTCCCGTGGCAATAAGCGGTCGGCATGTCTGGCGCGTCCTGAATGGCGCTTTCGATCGTTTCGATCACTTCCACCGGCCCGCGGTTGTAATGCGGCGGGTGGTTCACGTTGTCAGGCATCAAGCCATCCCCATGCGATACGTCGGCAGATTCGCCAAGCGTGTTTCTCATCGACATCAAATTCAAAGGCCAACTGTCGATAACTCCAACCCTCATCACGGAGCCGGCGCATTTTGCGCACTAGCTCCGGCGTAAGCAATGCGTTCAGGTTGTGCTCGCCGCGTTTGAATTTGCGGCCCTCAGGCATTACGCCCATTTGCCCAGCAACTCAGCGCGGCAAACCTGGATCGCCTGCTGGGCCTGCTTGTGGGTGAACACCGATTGGCACTCATCCATGGCCATGCAGACCTTGGCGTGGAGCTCGGCGTAGTCCGTGTCGCGAAAATTGGCCGCAACATCGGCGCAGAACTCATCCCACAGGCCGGTGTAAGTCTTGCGGCGTGCATCGCCAACGGGCAGCTCATCGCGGCCGCTGCGGCGGTAGAGCGACTCCATAAAGTCGGCGCGTTGTTGGTCCAGCTGTTGCTCGGTCATGGCTCCAGGAGATCTTTAAGGCGGTGAAGTTCGGCGCAAAGCTGCTCACGGTTGCGGATGCCGCAAATGCCTTGCAGCTGATTGACGCGAACATCGATCAGCAGACGCAGCCGGTCACGTTCAGACTGCTGGCCAGCTCTGAAAGTATTGCTGCCCTCAAGCAGCCGGTAAAGCCTGGCGCGCTGCGGGTTGGTCATGCCAGCTCGACCTCGCAGGATGGCCAGCGGTTCTGGGCGTACTTGATCGCGGCGGTTTTGCTCTCAGCGCGGGTGATCCACGTCAAAGGCCGGGCGCCTTTCGGATAAACCAGCAATTTGAACTCTTTGGTTCGGCTGCCAGATTTCGGCCGGCTGACGCCTTCCCCATAAACGCCCTGGGGTTGATCTGCCCATTGGAGCAGCGCGCCCTTGATCTCAGCCATTGGTGATTAGGTGGTTGTCTTTGTCAGGGTTGAGCCAGCGGATTTCGTCCCAATACTGAATCCAGCCGTCGAAAGCCTCAGCCTTGGCTTGCTGGAAATTCTCAGCCCGGATGCATTCGCGCACCGCTGCGCTCTCGATATAGAAGTAGTAGGACTTCTCAGTCATGGCGCACATACTCCTGGGTGCCACTGTGGGTGGAGCCATGGTGGGCAGTGGCGTCAAGGCCGATCATCGCGAAGGCGCTGGCAGCGATGACGAAGCAGAGCAGGTTGCCGAGTTTGGCGGACATGGTGGTGGTGGTAGACGTGCAAATGATGCCGCACCTACCCGCAACATGCAACGTCTACCTGCATTTCGCTACAGATTGTCGCAATGCCGGTAGCGTAGGAGTTGTCCGCGCTCATACCATGAATTTTGGAGAGTGGATGCAGGTGGACCTCTCCACCGAGCAGAAATTTGAAATCGAAAAACAAGCCCGGTCATTGCTCGAAAGCGACGACGCGGGCGTATTTGCCGCAGCTCTGCTGAAACAGTGCTGCTACCAGCAGCAGCTGCTCCAACAGGCCGTCAATGAAATTGCTCGGCTTGAGTGCCAGCTGATGTGATCAGAACATGTCGCCGTCAACCTCGACAACCTGGCCGTCAAATGCCTGGGCGAGCTTCTGGGCGCCATCACCAGGATCAACCCAGTCGCGGGGAGGCTGAGCGACCGCGCTGATGTAATTGAGCCCCGATTTGGCCTGTTTCTTCCAGCCGCTGATCGGCACCTGAACCGACCCGTACTGGTCCGGGGTCTGGCTCATCACAAAGCGGCAGAGCGCGTCCAGCTCTTCCACCTTGATATTCATCATCCCGGAGAAATGAATCTTGCTGTCGGGCTTGGTGCTCTTGAAGATGCTCAGGTTCAGCTTGAAGCTCATGGTTTTTTGTGGGTGATGGTGTTGGCCTGTTCAAATTGCTCCACCTCGGCCAATGGGTAGAGCACAACGCCGGGCGTCTTGAAATACGCCGGCCCCTTCTCAGCCTTGCGCCATCGCATCAGCGTGTCAGGGTGCAACCCCCAACGCTTGGCCAGCTGAGTTGCTGTCAAATACTCAGAAGAGTTCGCCATCCTCGACAGGCTCCGGCTTGGGTTGTTCCGCCACCTTGGCGTTTAGATCAGACACTGGCGAGGTGACGGTCACCTCTTCAATGTCTATGGCCTCCTCTTGCGTGTGGGTGATGCCCACCAGCAGCTCGGGCACATACAACCGTCCCCACATTGCTGCCGACCGATAGCGAATCATTAGCTCGGGCATGGTGCGCCACTTGCTGCCGCTTTTGGTCGCCCAGCCCTCAGCCTTGGCCATTGCCATGCTGACGGTGGGGCCTGTCAAATCCTTGCCGGTGGCTTTTTCCTTTGCCACGGCGTAGCAGGCCAGATCGTCGCCCTTGCCCGACATCTCATACCGCAGCGGCTCAAACCGTCCGCAGCCGTTAATCAGGGCAATGATGAACTGGCTTGACCAGCTAGGCCGGCCGTGGATGATGTGCAGGTTTTGCATCACCTGCAGCGGGCTGAGGCCCATCCGGCCCGCAATCTCTAAAGCCACCAACGTATTGGCCAGCCCCTGCTGCCCCTGGAACTGCTGCGGCACCAAGCTGCTGCTAGCCAGCGCCTTAGCAATCCGCTGCGCATCCTCGAATGCTTGGATGCCGCCGAACACGTTGCCGGTGGTTGTTAGTGCGTTGTTTTGGTCCATCAGAATCCCTCAATCTCATCGGTGGTCATCGGCGCGCTTGTGCCCTTCTTTGCCCAGTCGGGCAAGCTGAGCGTTTCGATGGCGTCGCTGTAACTCGGCCATTGGTCGGACTCCCGGCAGTCGGCAATCCTTTGCAGATCGCGCTGGCATAGTCGCCATCCGTGTTCGATCAGCTCTTCACTCGCGGCATAGACCCCGACGCCGTAGGGCGCCTCAGTTTCAACCGCAATAAAGATGAACGCATCAGGCCGTATGCCCGTTGCCTGTTCGATGCCGTGGCTGTACCAAGCGGCCTGCACGCCGTAGCGGTATGACATCACGCTTTGCCGAAAACCTCGCGGGCTAGCGTCGCGTGTGCTCTTTAGATCAATGGCGATTTTGCCGTCATCGCTGAGCCAGTCCGGCCTGCACTTGCACTGGAGGCCGGTCGCAGCATCGCGCCACATGTGCGTGGTCTCAGGCTCGCCGTTCATCGTCAGCAGCATTGCCGCCGCTGGGTGCTTCCACACCGCTCGGCCCATGTGCTGGACTTTCTCGCCCTCCTCAGCAGTTAGCACCTGCTTGCCCTCGGCTACAGCTTGAAACTGCACCCAGGCTTCTTTGCCGGCTTTGGTGCGCCGGTCGATGCCAGCCGGTGCTACGGCCCATTCGTCGTCCCATTTGCTGAGTTCCAGCGTGTGGGTGTGGAACGCACTGCCAAGCCGCATCGATGGGGTCGGTTCTGGCGTCACCCGCTTGGGGTCCACATACCGCGCCCAGTAATGCAGCGGGCTGCGGGCGATTTTGTCGAGGTGGCTTTTACTGATGGCCGGATGCGCGTGATACGCGGCGTTGTCCATAACTTGTGGCAACTTGTGGCAGCATATAGCCTGTTGCCATGCAATGCAACGTCATGCAGCTGCGGCCATACCAAAACCGCGCCATCGGTGACCTACGCCACGCCTACCGCTCGGGCGCGAAATCACCACTGCTATGCCTACCGACCGGCGGCGGTAAAACCGTCATCTTTACCGCCATAGCCCAAGCGACAGCAGCTAAAGGCATCAACGTCCTGATCTTGGTGCATCGCCGCGAACTGCTGCGCCAAGCATCCGCCAAGCTTCGCGACGTAGGTCTGCAGCACGGAATTATTGCCTCAGGTATGCCAGCCACTGATCACTCTGTACGGCTGGCGTCCGTACAAACCCTCGTTCGCCGCCTGTCGCGTATGGACTGGCAACCTGGCCTGATCATCATCGACGAGGCACACCACGCCGTAGCCGGATCCTGGGACCGCGTGCTCAGCCACTGGCCCACCGCTTACAGGCTCGGCGTATCTGCCACGCCATGCCGACTCGACGGCCGCGGCCTAGGCAATGCGTTTGACGCCCTGGTGCTAGGGCCATCCGTGGCTGATCTCACCTGCCAGGGTTTTCTCGCTGAGGCTCGGATCTATGCCCCGCCTGTGATCGCAGACCTCGGTCAGCTCCACACCCGAGCAGGTGACTACGCCACCGATGAGGCCGCTGACGCCATGGATCGCCCCACTGTCACCGGCGATGCAGTGGCCCACTATCAGCGACTCGCCGCTAATAAGCCCGCCATTGCCTTCTGCTGCAACACCAAGCACGCCGCATCCGTCGCCCGCCAGTTCCAAGCCGCAGGCATCAATGCCGCCACACTGCTCGGCACTAACAAACCAGAAGAACGCGACCAGCTGGTGGCCGACCTGGCCTCAGGGCACCTGCAGGTGTTGGTGACTGTTGATGTAGTCAGCGAAGGATTCGACTGCCCAGGCGCATCGGTTGCAATCCTGCTGCGCCCCACAAAATCCGAATCGCTCTACCTGCAGCAAGTCGGCCGCGTGCTCAGACCCAAGCCCGATGGCAGCAAAGCGCTGATCCTCGATCACGTCGGCAACGTCATGCGCCACGGCTTCCCAGACGATGCCCGCGCATGGTCCCTAGCTGATGGCCTCAGGAGTGCAAGCCGGGGGAGCGCAGCGCCCACCGTGCGCACATGCCCCAGCTGCTATGCAGCGTTCAAGCCGCAGCCGGTCTGCCCGGTTTGCGGCACCGACTGCGCACCTAAGGCAAAGCGCGGCATGGCCCAGGTCGATGGGGAGCTGCAGGAACTGCGCCGCGAATCAATACAGCAGCGCATCGCAGAGCGGACCAGTCACCGCCGCGAGCAGGGCAAGGCCCGCACGCTGCAGCAGCTGCTGGCGCTAGCCAAGGAGCGCGGTTACTCGCCAGTGTGGGCGTACAAGGTGTTTGCGGCAAGATATGGCAGGTAGTGGGTGGATGTGGTATATTTGAGAAGTCAGGGGGAGACCCCACCACTCACAGACAAATGACCTACTCCACCGCCGCTCTCGCCGCCATCACCGCAGCCGGCATCACCAGCCCCTCCGACCAGCTGATCGCTTCCGTCACCTTCACCACCGAAGTCATCCGCCGCGGCACCGGCTGTTCCCTCGAAACCGCCGCCGCCGAAGCCTTCGCAACCTGGGCCGACCTGGCCTGACCCACCCGGCCCCTTATGGGGCTTTTTTAATTTCAAAAAAATGCCAAAAAACGAAATCAAGCTTTCATCTGGCGCCGATGTCATCCGTGTAGACAGTGAAGGCTTCCACTACAACGATCAATACATCCCGGACGCAGGGGAAGCGCATCGCTTATTAATCGGCTTTCTGCGGACCGCACAACCTGAAACGGATTGGCAACACGCTGCAAATCTCAAGAGCCAAGCGCTTGAAGCATTGGGGCGGTTTAGTGCCAACGCCCACACAACCGCGGACGAGATGACGGCTGACTTTGAGCTGCTGCGCCAAGCAGTCCTGCAACTTCCTGATTAGGTGGCAGGTTGCCGGGGAGCCTGCAATACAACAGCGGCCGAGCCGTAAATACAGGGCGCGTAGTGGCGCGATCCATACCCCGGCACCACCCCTTACCCTGCATGGGTGGCCAACGACGAAACCACAATCCAGCAGCAGATCCGCCTGGCGTTAGGCACACGCCCGGACCTACGCCTATTCCGTAACAACACTGGTACGCTCCCAGATCCGCGCACCGGCAGGCCCGTGCAGTTCGGCCTTGCCCGTGGTTCCGCTGATCTCATCGGCCTGCGCACCGTCACCATCACGCCCGACATGGTGGGCCAACAGGTGGCCGTCTTCACCAGCATCGAGGTCAAGACCCCCCAAGGACGCGCCACCCCAGCCCAGCAGAACTGGCTCCACATGGTCCGCCGCGCTGGTGGCATCGCAGGAATTGCGCGTAGTGTTTCAGATGCTCTCGGAATCGTCGGGCAGCATCCATAATCCACACGCCACATAAAAAGGCCGGCGGTGCTGGACACACCCCGGCCGCGGCTCACAGCTCTCACCTGCAAGCATGTCAACCCTACAGAAACCCCTTGATCTCAAGGCCGCCCGTCAGTTCTTTCAAATCCTCTCCAAATCCAAAGAAACTGCACGCCTTCGCGGTTTCTATCCCTCAGGCCATCCCTTCAAAGCTGGCGACGCAGGCCGTAAAGCCACGCCATCACGTCAAACGATCGAGCAATGGCAAGCCGAAGGCCGCGGCGTCTACATCGTCATCAATGACGGCGGCGACAGTGATTCAGAAATCACCGCCTGCCGTGCTCTCTTCTGCGAATGGGACGATCGCCCCAAGGCCTGGCAGATCTCCGCTTGGCATGACCTCGGCCTCCCAGAACCCACCCTTCAAGTAGACACCGGCGGCAAATCAATCCACAACTATTGGGTTTTCTCAGAACCAGTCCCAACTGATGCATGGCGTTCACTCCAAAAACGCCTGCTAGAGCACGCCGACGCTGACCGCACCCTTAAAAACCCATCCCGCGTGATGCGCCTACCAGGCACCTATCACGTCGGACCTGATGGCACCCTCGGGGATCAGGTCGCCATCATCCACACCTCAAACACCTACTACACACCGCAACAACTCGATAGCTACCTGCCAGACGAGCAAACGCACGACAGCATCATTCAGTCCCATTCGTTCACTGACTACGAACCACACACACTCGACGAAATACGCGACGCCCTCGCCTGCATCCCGCCGGCCGTCCCAAAGTCCAAGCAATATCCCTTCTTTCGCAATCTGCTCTGGGGACTGATCAAAGCCTGCGAGGAGGCCAATGGCTCAGCAGCTGATGCCGTCGCCATGCTCAAAAGCCATAGCCCCAAATTTGCTGAAATCGATCAGGTAGCAACCAGCAGCTTTAGCCAAGTCACCGCTGGGTCTTTCTGGTACTGGGCACGGCATCACGGCTGGCGGCCAACACGCATCATCCCCAACGTCGTTGCCGACAACCCAGAAACTGCCATCGCTTCCACTGGTGGTCGCCTCACAAAAATGGAGGCCGACGAACTGCTGCGCCAGTTCAGGCAAGCCAAAAACCTCCGCTACAACATCTTTACCCAGCAAATCGAAAAAAACGGCATCGTCTTAGAAGGCGCCGAACGCTACTACCTCAAAATCGCAGAGGCCGGCGCCAAGGTCTCAAAAGAAGTCGCTCTCGACTGTCTCGTTCAAGTCGCACGCGAGAACCCATATGACCCGATCCGTATCTACCTCGATCATGTAGCCGCCCAGGTTGCGCCTACCTACATCGACAGGCTTGCATCCACTTACCTGCGCCCAGAAGACGCCAAGCAGCCGCATCCAACCCTTTACGACCAAATGCTGCGCTGCACCCTGATCGCAGCCGTTCGCCGCATCTTTGAGCCCGGTTCCAAGCACGACAACGCCACCGTGCTCATGGGCGAGCAGGGCGCTCGCAAATCATCGTTCTGGGCCGCTCTAGGCGGTGAGTTCTTCTCAGACGCCCTGCGCGACATCAGCAGCAAAGACGATCTGATGGTGCTGCATCGATCTTGGCTCATGGAATGGGCAGAACTAGATCACATCACCAGCAAGAAGCACGCTGGCCAGGTCAAAGCATTTCTCAGCCAATCCACTGACATGTTCCGCGTGCCCTACGGCAAGGCCACCGAAGCATTCCCAAGGCGCTGCATCATCGTTGGCTCCACGAACCGCGACAGCGGATTTCTGGTTGATGAAACCGGCAACCGGCGCTTCTGGGTTGTACCCGTCACCTGCACCCTGCAGAGCCCGATCAACGTTTCCGCGCTGCTTCAAGAGCGTGATGCGATCTGGTCAGCAGCAGTTGCGGCCTACCGCAATGGTGAGGCATCGGTGTTGACCGCTGAGCAAGAGGCCCGAGTCGCCCTTGAAAACACCAACTATTTGATCGAGTCACCTTGGCGCGCACCAATTGAGGCATGGCTGCTGGCTCCCCACAACCGCAGCAAATCGATCACGACAGACCTGCTACTGGCCGAAGCGATCGCCAAGCCGGTTGAGCGTCAGACGCGCTCGGATCAGATGCAGGTGGGGAGCATTTTGCGGGACTTGGGCTACACGCGACGCAAGCTCAGAGTCGAGGGCTGTCTCAAATGGGTCTACTTTCGAGACAGCCAAGACCACTGGGACGCAAAGTGAGACAGCAAATGTTCCCACCTTGCCGAAATGCGGTGGGAACACAAAAACCCTGTTCCCGTCCCTGTTGTTCCTATGTTCCTACGTTCCTACTTAATATGTATATATATATAAAAGGGGTAGAGGAGGGGGACAGGGATAAAAAGGAAAAGTGTTCTGGAAGGTGGCCACAGATGGGAACGTGGGAACACCCCAGTCTCACCAGCACCCGCCCGTAAGCTTCCCTCAATCCGCTCTCACCGGAGATGACAACCGCGCCTGACGGCGGCCTCCCTGACCAGGTGCTGCCATGCCTTGAACCGCACTTTCACGTTCACCGTGAAGTCACCGGCCGACACCCGCTCGGCAAGCGCCTGCGCATTGACGCAATCCTTGTCCCACGAGACTCAAGCCAATGGGCTAGGCCAGACATCGCCCTTGGCGTTGAGTTCAAACGTGACACCGCTACAGGTCGCAAAGACAGCAGCAAGGTCATCCGTCAGTGCATGGACTACACCATTACTGACTGGAAAAACTTTGGCGCTGGCCTCCCGATCTTTTTCTGCCCTGGTTTTGACGCCATACAGGCTTGGCGTGAGGCCAAGGCATGGACCCCCTACAGCACTGCCGATGACGGCTTCCTAGGCCGCACAGTGGCCAATCAGCCCCTTACTCATCAGCAATGGCATCGTGCTGGCATGGGCTACGCCATCAGCGGCATTCTTGGCCAGCACAACGTTGGGGAACTGATCTACACCGAGCGCGATGGCTGGTCATTCATTAAGCACGGTGGGGGCTTCCACGTTCAGTGGTGTGAACGCCGTGGAGTATGCGAAGCCAAGCGCAATCAAAACAAGCGCACCGTTGGCTCTGGGTAGCCTGATCACATGGCAAGCATCGACCTAGACATCAAGAGCGAGCTGCCCACGGCCATCAAATGGACCAATGAGCACACCAAGCAGCTGGCCTTCTCCGTAGCGCAGGCTCTGAACGCCTCTGCGCAGGGTTCAAAGTTCATCGCGGGGTCTAAGCAGAAAAGCGCGTTGAACGGCCTTGCAGGCTCTTCTAGCCGCTTCTTAGACCGCCCTAAGCCGCAGACCGCTAACGGCTTCCGCGCAACTGTTGCCAATAAGCGCAACCTCTCGGTGCTCATCACGCCTAAGGACAAGCCCTGGTCACGCAACCGCTACCTCTCAGGCAACATCCTTGGCGGGCCTCGTGCGCCTAAGCCTTACGAGATTGCTCTGGCTGCTAACAGCAATGGCCAGATCCAGCCTGGCTCCCGCTTTGTGCCAACACCTGCAATCAAGCTGGATCGCTACGGCAACGTCAGCCGCACCAACATCCGCAAGATCCTTGGCTCTGTTGGCAACACCAACAGGACAGGCGACAACATCTTCATCGGTCGCCCCACTGGTGGCGATCGACAACTGGGCGTCTATCGACGTGAGCGGAACTACAAGCTGCGCCCGCTGTTCCTAGTTGAGTCCAACCTCAACTACACCGCACGATTCCCCGCGCAGCAGATCGTTCAGCAAAAAGTTCAATCCACCTTTGGCATCTACCTGCGCCAACAGCTAGCCAAGAACGTAAGCAACGCCGTTCGATCAGGTCGCGGGTCCCTCTAGCCCTAATAGACGCGGGT